GATCGTCGTGTCGGCCAGAAGGCTATCGAGCGGCGCCGAAACGTCGCTGCGCAGCATGACCGGCCCCGGTCGGCGCAACAACACCTCGCGGAGAAAGGCGCGCTCCTCCCAGGCGGCGAACCCCAGTCCGCCGAGAACCGCGAGAACAACGATCGCAACCACTTTCCAGGGCGCGTCCATGTAGGACAGCACCCGACCGAGAATATCACCGATCAGGCCCCCGGAACGCGGTCCGCCGGGCGGGGTGTCGGTCATGCCGGGGCCGGCGTCGGCCAGGCTTCTTCGAACGCTTCGAGCCGCTCGGCGAGTTCGTTGATCGCGTTCACCATTGCATAGAGAAGCGGGTTGGCGTTAAGCCCCTCCTCTGCATCGCTGGCTTCCGCCGCAGCCGGTAAAATCATTTCCGGCAGGACAATGCGGCAGTCTTCGAGCGCCAAGCCGACAAAACGGCGCTCGCCGTAAATCATTGGTGTCAATTGGCGGATTGCCTCAAGCCCATGCTCATAGGGGGCAATTGCATCGTCGCGAACTATGCCGGGCCACCGCTCGGTAATTCCCCCCGTCACGCGAAGATCGCCCATCACATTGGTAAAGTGTGCTCTCAGGTTTAGATTGCCGACGTTCGCGCGAGTGCCGGTCTGGCAGATATCAATATCGCCGTTGCTTGAAAATGCCCCGCCGGCAATCAGGGCAAAGTCTCCAGCACTGTTTGCCCAGCCGACGTTAGCAGTCCCGTTGATATCAGCGCCGCCGTAGATACTGAGATGAGAGCCCGAAAGCGCTCCGCCGGCGCGCACCGGCCCCTCAATCCACAAGCCGCCATTTGCTTGCCCGTCAACGCGGAATACGAGATTTGCCCCGTCCCAAATCCAGCCGATCGCATTGCCGCTGCCCAAGCCGGTATAAGCGATGCCGTGTCCGGTGAGCGTCATGCTGGGAGTAGTAAGCGAGCCGGCATTGACCCCGCTGTTAAGATAGCACGTCCCGCCGACGCTGAAATCGCCGGTCGATTGGAGGCTGTTCGCCAGCAGGAAGCCGCGCGCGGTGATATTGTTGGCGCCCAAGACAAGGTCGGCCATATTGGCGCCGGCCGCGCCGGTCAAATAGATGGCGGCATTGTCCGGTTTTACGATATAGCCGCCGGATACCTGGAGATTGCCGTTGACTTGCAATGTCGAGAGAAACGTGCCTATGCCAGTTGACGCAAAACCTTGCAGGCAGGTAACGCCGCCGTCACTTTGGACTTGCAGCCCATTGATCGGGACGCCGTTCCCATCATTGACGCCAAGGCGCAGGACGCCGCTCCCGGCGCCGATCGCGTAGCCGCTCGCGAGACTGTCAACGGTATTGTAGAGCACCAGCGACGGCCAGCCGCCGCTGCGGATCACGCCGCGCCCCGAGGTAACGGTGAAATTCCCGGCGACGATCAGATTGCCCGGTCCGCTGAGGGTGCCGCCCGCCAATGGCAAATAGGCCGAGAGGTCAGGATTGGCGGCTTGCGCGATTGCCTGGATCGCTTGGTAGAGCTGGGTGTTGTCCGCCTTGTCGGGCGGCAGGCCGGCGGCCTCGACGACGGCGAGGACTTCTTCCTGCACCATATTGAGCCACCAAGCGTCGAGAATGGTGGCTTCGGCCCCCGAGGCGGGATTGCCGTCCGTGAAAAAGCCGGGAACGTAAGTCGGCGGAACGAGCGGGAGCGTCGGAACCGCGCTCGCGTTGTCAATTCGGTACACGCTGCGAATCTCCCTCGATCGCTGGCGCAGCACCGTTGAGCCCGTCTTGCGCCATCGCCTGCTTTTGTATCTTCGCCAGGAGCGGAGCCACGACGCGATACGGCCCCTCGGCCAAGATCGCCATTGTCTGGTTCCATTCCGCCGCGGTCAGGCAGACGGTAAGCTCGTCAGTCGCTTCCATGTTTCCTCCTCAACTAACGACATGCGCGAACGGCGGCAACAGGCAGTAAGTCATCTGCACCGACCAGATGCCGTCGGCATCGACGCCAAAGCGCGGCATGCCGCCCTCGCCGCGCCATATCAGGATCGTCCCTTGCGGAAAGCCACCCATCGGCGCGAGCCCGCCGCTGCGCTGCAAGCGCACTTGGTTGCCCAGCACGTTGAACGGATGCCCGAGCGCAAAGCCGAACATCTCGCGCTGCGCCTCGCCGGCCGACGCAAAGCCATCCATCGCGATCGTCAGATAGGATTGCGTGTGGTTCTCGGCGCGGTCGAAGGTGAATTGCAGCGTGCGCGCGTCTGGGCCGGTAAACGCGGCACCGGCATGCCCTTCGATTTCCTCCCGGAGTGCCGCCGCAGCGGCTTCGGCCTCAGCGGGTTCAGGCAGCGTAGTCGCTTCCATTGATTTTAATCTCCTCTGCTCAGCTCCGCGCGCAGCGCGGCAAGCGCGTCGTCGATGTATTGTCTGGTTGCGATATTCCCGCCGGTAATCGTGCCGGTGACATTGAGATTGCCGCTAATGCTCGTTTCGGCGGCGTTGATCGTCAAAGTATCGAGCGGCCCGCCGCCGGCGGCGGCAAAGCCCAAGTTGCGAAAGCCGGCGACATTCGGCCGGGTAATCCACCCGGTCGCTGCGTCCTGGCGGTTGAGAACAAAATCGCCCATGATCCGAAGGGTGCCAGTGCCAACCAGCGTAGCAATCTCAGTAGCGCCGGCATACCAGCTAAAGAAATCCGCGCTGGCGCGACAGCTAAACCACATCCCGCCGGACATAATGCCGAGCGCCAGTTCTGTCGTACCGGCGGCGGGAAACAGCACCAAGCGCGTGCCCGCCGACCGCCCGTCGACGGCGGGCGGAGCGAGCCCGCCGCTAAAGACCAGCGGGCCGGAAGTCCCGCCTTGCGGCAGCGACACCGCGCCGTCTACGGTCAAGGCCCCGTTCACAGTTGCCGAGCCAAAATATTGCAGCAGGCCGCCGGTGCCGATCACCATGCGGCCGATCAGCCCGGTCTGATCGGCGATCTCAAAAGCGCCGTCAGCACGCGGGCCGACTGACCATGTACGGGTGCCGATAATGGTAAACCAAGCGCGGGCCGACATGCCCGATGGCACAGTAAGCTCGAACGGGTCAGACGCACCACCAAGCACCGAGAATTTGCCGGTGCTGCTTATCGCCGCCAGATTGGCGACCGGCGCGTTCGTTGCCGAGTTGACCGTGCGAAACCACAGCGTCGCCGGGGTGCCGCCAACCTGCAAAGCAAAGACCGGCCCCGCGCCGGTGTTTTCTATTATCAGCCCCGGATTGGCGCCATGACGAACGATAAACCATCCGCCAGTGAGAAGGGCGTTGCCGTCAGTCAACGGGAGGGCGCCGAGATTGAGCAGCGCCGCAGCCGGCGTAGCGCCGCCAGTCCCGCCCGAGGTTATTGGCAGCGGAAGGCCCAGGGATGCTGATCCCACCACTTCAAGATTTTGCCAGACTTTGACCGTGCCGATATTATTGATCGAGAACCGCCAGCCAACGGTCTCGGCGATAATCGCGAACGAGTCGACCTCGGCCCCCATTGCGAAAGCAATTTGGCCCTGGACGCTGGCCCGAAACCGCGCAGACTGTCCGGCATCAACCAATACTGTTAAAGAAGATGACCGTCCCGCTTCGTAAATCGTGCCGCCAGTCAGCGGCAGGAACGGGCCGCCCGCTTGCAACGCGCTGATCTCGTCCCGTGCGATTCCGAAGTTCTCCCGCACGCTGATCGTAGTTGGCAGGCCAGTTACCGGCAGGCTCGGATTGATTTGGCTGACCATTACTGTTTATCCCAAATCGAATTACCGCCGTCCCAAATCGAATTGCCGTCATCCCAAATCGAGCCGACATAGGCGAATTGCAGGATGGTATGCGCCGGCTTGAGCGGCCGGATCACGCATTCCAGCATGTTGTTGCCCCAGCGCCGCAACCGTTCGCCGGCGGTACTGCGGCCGGCGCGAAACGACCACATGCGATTGTGCACCGAGGTAATTCGCCAGGTGTAAAGCCAATCAACCCCATTGACCCGATCGCCGGCTCTATTCTGGCCGGCGCGGAAGGCGAAAAATTCGTCGATGGTAATCTCGAAGCCGATCGCCGCGGCGACCGCGATGTAATAGGCGCGGCTCTGCCCGCCGCGCGCCGCCAGCTTGAACAGGACTGCGAGCCGGCGCTCTTGCAAGCCGGTCAAGGGCGGCTCGACGCAAGGATCCGGCAGGCCACAGATGCGCTCCCAATCGGCCAGCGTTTCCAGCGCCGTGCCCGGATAGGCTTCGGCCAACAGGTTACAATCGCGGCGAGTGACGCGCGCGAACTCGACCGCCAGCCCCGCGAAGGTGCGCATCAAGACCGTGCGCGGCTCGCGCGGCCACGCCCAGCCGGTTGGCAGCAGGTCAGCGAGAACCTGGGCGTAGTCGTCGGCGCTCAGACCGCAGACCGGCTGGATCTCAACGTCAGGCTGGGCGTCGCGGGAAAGCTCAACCCTCATTGATAGGTGACCTCCCCGAGCCCGACGATCTCGCCGATCTGCACGTCAATCCGATCGGCCGGGCTGACCAGCACAAAGCGGCGCACGCCTGGGGTGAATGAGATTGCGGCTGACCATTGGTCGCGGAAGATCGAGCCGCCCGGCTCAGCCTCCTCCAGCAGCATGTGGTAAAGCCCGTCATAGATCAGGCTGCGGATTTCTGGTGTGTCGGGGTCAAGCTCGGCAATGATCACGTCAACCGGGACCTCGACCGGGGCGAATACCAGGACCCGCGCCGTGACTGGCCGCACCGGGTCGATGTGGGCTGCCACCAGTGCTACGTCGGCAGGGGTCGGAATGCCCGGGGGGGCGCGAACCTCATCCATCATGAAGCGCACGGTGACTGAGCCCGCGCCGCCTTCCAGCGGGTAGCACCAGGCCCTTGTGACCCCTGGGACCTCCAGCGCCCAGCGCACGTAGTCGAACGCTGCGCCCCCATGGGGCGGCTGGCGGATGCGCGCCAAGATCGCGCGCAACAAGGCAGGGTCACTCTGTTCGTCGGCGCCGCCAGCGAGACCGGGAGCCGCGACCTCACCAGTGACCGCGACCCCGGCGAATGTCGTCATGAGCTGGAGCTGCGCCCCAGGCTCGGCATTGCCAGCGCCGCCGGCCTCGCTCGCGTACAAGGTGACGGTGATTTCGCCTCCTGCCTCGGAAGCCCCGCGCGGGATGATGTATTCAACCCCGTCGCCACGCCGCACTTGGGCATCGTCGCGGATCGAGGCTCCAGGGTCAGCCGGCCAGGTTGCCGGCCCGCTGGCGACGGCTGCCGGGATCCTGGGGACGCCCCAGATCGAGGCCCAGCGATCGAGAAATTCCTTTTCCGCGCTGTCGGGGAATAGTTGGCGGAATGACCAGTCCAGCCGGCCATAGAGCAGATGCGCGGAGCCTGCCTCGACTTCCGAAAATGCGCGCAGATTGTTGACGCGGAGCCGTGTGTCGGCTCCCCTCAGCTTGGCTTCGAGGTCCGCGCCGATCCTGCGGCGCAAATCCTCAAGTAATGGGCGCTCGAATGGCACGGTTCCCCTCGCCCCAGGCCCAGGAATAACGGCGGTTCAACAGTTCGACCCCATCGCGGATGATGACGATCCCGACATCAAGCCGGCCTGGTGCGGCGCGCGGCCACTCGGCGGCGATCGTGATCTCGTCGGCGACGCCATCCTCGAGCATCCAGACCAGCGCCTCGCGGCAGTAATCCTCGGCGCGCAGCCGGACCTGGTTGGTTTCCTTTTCACGACTGATCAGCCACAGCCGCGAGCCGATCGGCCCCTCCTCCGCGCCATCGTCGGCCCACCAGCCGCGGCGGTCGCCATCCGAGGGGTCAGGCAGGGGATCATCCGGCGTGGCCAGGCGGTCGGTGAACAGGCTCAAGATGGTGGCGGTTTCGAGGTCACTCCCGGTCACCAGGTCGCCGCCGGCGAGCACCCAATCGCCGGTAAGCCGAGAGGCATCCCAAGTGGTCAGCAGGTCACTCATCGCGCGTGCTGCCTCCCACGCTGCCCTGGGGCGCGTTTATGCTGCCGGTCGCGTTGAGGTCGCCGTCCAGTTCGATATCGCCCTTGATCGCAATTTCAGGCGCCTCGATTTCGAGCCGGTCGGTTTTGACCGTCACATCCTCTTCGGCGGTGATCACCAGATGCTTCGTGGTGATTTCGACGATCCCGCCGCGCTTCAGGACAATCGAGTCGCCCTCGTTGGTGTAGATCGCGACCGCGCCAGGCTCGAGCCCGGTGAACCGGGACTGGCGATCGTCCGTGGCGACGATCGCGCCATGGTCGCGGCCGCCCCCGACGAAGACGACCAGCGCCTCGCTGTCGACCGGCGGCGCAGACGAAAACCCGTAATTTTGGAAGCGCTCGACCGCCACCTTGTCCTCTTCGTAGAGCAGTGAGACTTGTCCGAGCTGCACTCCGGTTTCATCATCCGTCGCGGCAATGACGCCACGGCTGACCATGTTCATAATCCGCCGATGATCGCTCATGTGGCGCCACCTGTTGGTTGCCATCCGGCCCAGGGGTCGCCCGCGCCGCCCTTCTTTTTGCCGCCGGCTTTTTTGCCAGCCTTGCCGCCCTTGCCCTTGGCCGGGTCCTGTTTGCCCTTGCGTTTCGAGGGGTCGGGCAGAAAGGCATCGGGCAGCGTCAAGCTCAGTTCAGTAATCTCGCCGCCATCATCAAAGCTGTGGGTCACTTCGCCGATGATCAGCTCGTGCGACAATGCCAGCCAGGGGGCTTCGACCCAGACCAGGTCGTTGGTTGCCCACAGCTTGCCATCTTCCTGCCGCCAGCCGTTGACGGTTATGGTTGCCTTCAGGGACTGCCCGACGCGGCGGCGCATTTCCCAATCGGCGCGCTGGGCCGCGGCGGCATCATCAGCTTGTTTTTCAGCCACGATGACATGCGGGCGGTATCTGGTGACGCCGGCGTCGCGGGCGCGGCCGACAATCTGGGTCAATGTCTTGGGGGCCGTCTTGCCCGGTGATTTGGCTGCGGCAGCCTCTGCCTGTATCCGCATTCGCTCGCGATAGCGCGCCGAGATATTGGGGATGCCGCGAAGCTGGCGGACCCGCTCAACCAAGCTCGGCTGCCAGCCGCCGTCGCCGCCGCCGCCCCAATCTTGATCTATCGGCCCGCCGTCCTTGGTCCGGTTCCCCGGCCTCTGCGCTTTGACGATGTAATCCGAGAACCGCTGGCTGTGGTCGAGCTCGGCACTGGCACTGAGAATGTTTTTCCCATGTATAAGATCGGTGGTTGCACGACCGGAGCCGGCGCGCGTGAGAACAAGCCGCCCCAGCGCGTCATCAGTGACCAGAAGTTCGTGCACACGCGACAGCCGTTCGATGAGGGCAAAGCATGTTTCTCCCTGTTGGACTTGCACTTCGGGTTCGGGCGGGGTCTGGGTGCTGACGACGACCTCGACCCCGAAGGGCTGCGCCAGAATGCGCGCAATCTGGCCGACCGTCATGCCCTTGAACTGCCCCCCGTCAACGGTGACCGAGCAATCCACCAGGTCACAGGTTTTCGAGCGGCCGCTTAGACTGATCGAGTGCGAGCCGGCGTCGTAGCTGGGCCCGTATTTGTCGACATAGCCGGTCAGCACGGTTTCGCCATCGAGCTGGATTTCACACGGCTCGCCTGGGGTGATTTGCCAGATGTCTTCCTCGAGCGACCAGCGCTCGGAGACTGTCAAATCAAAGTCGGCGGTGGCGCGCTCGAGACCGCGCGTGATCCTCAGGGCTTGCCAGCCGGCGTAATGCTCGCCTGACACCAACAGGGTAAAGGGCGCCTCGCGCGCCTCGCGGCTCTGCTGGCTGGCGCCGCGGCTGCTCGGCCGGGTTGGGGTGCGGACTTCGCTCATGCGCCTGCCGCCAAAATCCGCCCGGTGCTCGGCAGAAAAGCAGGATTGCGGGCATTGACCCGG